ACCTTTTCGAGCATCAGGTTTAGGGCCACGTCGGGGACGTACCCTCTTCTTACGGTTTTCAGACGTTTCTGAGGGGGGAGGCACACTAGCTTCGACCACATCCTCATCAACCACGACATCAACGCTGGCAGGTGCTGGTCGCTTGGGTTCACAGCATAGTGGAGCTGACAAGAGGTCCTTGATCGACTCGGACTTATCCAACCATTGGTCGAATAAATGTCTGTCAAATTCAGGGAGTGACTCTGCAAACTCCACATCCATCCATCCTCCAACATTTTGGTTGGGGTACTGGACGGATCCGTCGAATTTAGACCACCAACTACCGACTCCAAGAAGAGATTTGGGGCGGTAGTTTGACAACACAAGCACTCGCTTACAAAACTTGCCGAGGACAGGGGTATTTCCATCGGTAGCCACGTAGGACATAGCCTTTTCGACAAGTTTTTGTTCAGGCGTGACGTTAGCCGGCAGGCGTACTGTAACGTGGAATTTAGAGATTTGTCTACTTGCGTCACACATACTATCAAGACAGCCTTCCCAGACTTCTGGTGAATAGTAGCGTGCCAGGAAGTTGACCCCTCTAAACCCTCGTTGTACCATCTTGGCCTCCAATACAAGTCCAACTTTATTGGCGGCCCAAGAATGGCATTGCTCGGGGAGGTCAGCATCAAGACCATCGTCACCAAGGTGGATGCCGAGGGCATCGAACGCCTCTTTCGGGGTGTAAGGACGCCCTCCGGGATGTGTCTTGTTCCTGAAGGCAAGATAGGCAGTGAACGCTGCCCGTAAGGTTTGGAAGAGGCTGGTAGCTGAACAGCCAGATCCATGCGAAGATCCTTGATCGAACGTCGTTCCAAGAGGGAGGATTGACTTGTTATCGACATTCGTCTTGAGTAATTCATTCAACTTAGTGCGGTGGTTCCCAAAGGCCTTCATGAGAACCGCCCGCTCAACCCGGCGCAACGTATAAGTGATGGTGCCATCCATTCGGTGATAATCTGAGACATTTACGTACTCAGCATCCGAACAGATTTCTGCAACTCGCTCCGCCACTTCTATTGGCGTCTTACCGGGGCCATACCACTTGAACTGCTTGCAATGGTCAGCCATCGCCAATGAGAACATCGCCATATCGAGCTTGTCACCATGATTATACATGGAGATATTCCGAGGATCTTTCAACCCAGGGTAAGGCTCAGCCTTCCCAAAACACTTGAGAATGGCCATGCGATGTGGACCCATGACAAAAGCTGCCAACAAAGACAGCACTTGGGTAGCACTAGTCTGTTTGGCTTTAACAGCTTCCACACAGACCGGTTCAAGGTGCACTCCTTGCACGACGAGATTCGCAAACTCATCGATGCAACGGTCACGAAAACGCGAAGGACGTGGTTCCTCTTTACGTAAATCCGTAATACGTCCTTTAACACATTGTTCCTCTCCGGCTTTATTCAACACCGGAGCGAACGATTCGTGGACCAATGGGCTCATAAAACCCTGTAGTTTTGGCTTGGCTTCTTGATCAAACTCAGAAGGCTTATATTGGTAAGCCCTCACACCAAGTTCCACGGGATACACATAAGGGTGTTTCGCCGCGCCACAGAGTCGGAAATATTCCGTCAGCACAGCTGCCGCAGGCCTATTGTCTTTCAACCAGCTTGCCGTTGTGGGCAACATCAAATTAGTTGACCCCAACCGTGAGACGGTGGCAATGCTGTCATCCACTGATGCAGATACAGTGGCACACAAATGAGACATAGGTCTGGAAGTAGTAATATGCAATCCATTTTTAGTTTGAACATGAAATCTAATGAATTTTGACCCATCCTTAGCTTTAACAACCGGATCAAACCGCTTCAACTCTTTGGGCTCCAATAGGAAATAAGCCAGCAATGCTGACCAGCCCCAAAAGTGGCGGATCGGTGCCAACAAGACAACTTGTCTATGTTTGGCTACCTGTTTGCGTTCGACAGCATACGGTATAACCCTATACGGAATTCCTAGGAATTTCCGTGTCACTAAGAAGCAATCGGCACTATAATCCCACAAATGATGTGAGTAAGTGCCGCCGCCGGCGACATGGGTCACCAAGGCACCAGAATCATCAAAAGTGAAACTAGTGTCCTGTTCTCCGTTGCTATTCGCCTCTTCGGGTACAACAGTGTACAAAAGTACAGGTTTCGCCTCAGAGATTAGCAAGTCAGGCATGTTGACATAATAATCCACATCACAAAGATAGCGGATATCATGTGGGCTTGGGGGGTCATGCCTATTATCAGCGTTGACGTCCTTGGCCCAATACCATTGCCGAGATCCTTTCATGTCTTTCCGTTGGTCGGATTTCGACATGCCAACCACATAAACTTCACTACCACAATGCTGGGCAACATTGCTCGCGAAGTTAGTGGCTGCGGTTCTCAAGGCAGCGGCATTAGCGTGCGTGTGGCCAGGTGTCGGTACAACCTGTTCCACATTATTTGCGGCGAATGCATCTCGGCTGAGGTCAGACTCAATGTCTAACACACTATCCGTGAGGTATTCGCACAAGGAGGA